CGTACAACCTACAGCTAATTTAAGCGAGCAAAAAGAATGCTTTGATATAAATTCATTTGATGGAGAAGTTATTACAGACGAATGGGAATTAGTAGACAAAAGAGAATACAATAACGAAAATAGCAATATTGAAAATTGGGCAAGTGAATTAATAAAAGTTAAGGCAAGTGTAAACTTAAAAGACTTTATAACTTCATATCCAAGCAAACAAAGTTATTTAGACAAAGATATTTACAAAGTTAGATACGAATACTCACAAAAGTACGGAAGTAACAACACAAGAGACTTTTGCGTTAAAATGATGGGTAGAACTGCCAGCGGTGTTGTATATCGCAAAGAGGACATCGATATGGCTTCATTTCAAGGTGTAAATAATTCATTTGGACATCAAGGTCAAAACTATTCTTTATTTGAATTTAAAGGCGGTGTAAATTGCGGTCATTATTGGAGCGAAAATCTATACAGATTAAAAACAAAAACAGATGGAACACCTTATGAAGACAAAGCATTGAGTTCAAGTGAAAAGGTCAATTCAATTGCAGGATATAATCCAACACCAAAAGGATTAGATAATGCAAAGAAAGCACCAAAAGATATGCCTAACAACGGACACCATCCAAACTACAAAGGATAAGATATGACAACACTATTTATCACACCCAAAGACCTAAAAGCAAACACTATCTTAAACGCTAATGTAGATACTGACTTATTTATTCAGTTTATAAAGATAGCTCAACAGATGCACGTTCAGAACTATTTAGGTACGAAATTATACGACGCAATCACAAATAAAATAGACGGTGCTACTTTGACTGGTAACTATTTGAATTTAGTTGTTGACTACGTTCAACCTATGTTAATTCATTTTGCAATGGTGGACTATTTACCTTTCGCAAATTACCAAATTCGTAACGGTGGAGTATTCAAACATAGAAGCGAAAACAGCGAGAACGTCTCAAAAGACGAACTTGATATCCTGGTTCAAAAACACCGAACCTTTGCAGACTTTTACGCTAAACGATTTGTTGACTATATGGCTATAAATGCAAGTTCTATGTTTCCAGAATATTGGACAAATTCAAATAGTGATATGTATCCAGACCAAAAACCAAACCCTACAGGATGGGTGTTATAGCTATGGAAAAGGAAAAACCAAAAGAGCCGAAAGAATTGACGTACAATGTTAAAGCAAAAAACATCGAGAAAATGGAACAATATTTAAAACAAAAAGAAAATGTCAAATAACATAGGATGGGGGCAAGGAGCAGTCAACAACGCAATAGGCTGGGGGCAAGGTGCTATTAACAACTTAATAAACTGGGGTTCTATTTACTTTTCAAGTTATGCAGGTGAAACGGATATAATCGGATCGCCAGTTCCCGGTATTATAACAAACTTCAAAACAAGGGTAGCAACAGATGGCGGTTCGTTTGAAGCCGAGGACTGTTTAAATACATTACTAACTAACTTAAACAATATATAATGAGTTTATTAGACAAAGCAAGTTTAATCATAACCCCGAATGCTGAAAAGGTTGGCAAACTTTACTCGGTTATTCCGTCAGACGGTAGCGGTGATTTAACGGTAGTAAGAGGTACAACAGCCACGAGGGTTAATAGTTTAGGATTAGTTGAAAATGTAGCCGTAAACGAGCCGAGATTGAACTACGATACAGTAGGAGGTTGCCCTGCTATATTGATAGAGCCTCAAAGAACTAATTTAGCTTTAAGAAGCGAGGAGTTTAACGATGCTCTTTGGCTTAAAACGAATGGGGCAACCATAACAGCAAATTCTGAAATTTCTCCAAGTGGTGCTTTAAATGCTGATTTAATGACAGCAACAGCTGTATTTTCTCAAGTTCAAGCAACACATACGGTAGTTAGTGGGAATACTTATACCACTTCAATGTGGATTAAAAGAATATCAGGAACAGGGCAAGTGTTTTTTAGGTCAATAGAAAATGCAAACACATCTATTACAATTACAAATCAATGGGTTCGTTATTCAGTTACTACAACTGCTACTTCTACTACTGGTAGAATTGGTGTTCAATTAGTTGTATCAGGTGATTCAGTTGCAATATGGGGCGCTCAATTAGAATTAGGAGCTTACCCTACATCTTATATACCAACTCTTGGAAGTATTCAAACAAGGAATGCGGATGGTATTAGTAATACAAGCATTAGCCCCTTGATTGGTCAAACAGAAGGAACTTTCTTTATAGATTTTCAAAATAAAGCTAACGAAGTTACAACTGGGGTAGTTGTTAGAGTGTTATACACTATAACCGATGGTACTGCTAATAATAGATTCTCACACTCAATAATTAAAACATCCACAAGAAATTATACTGATATAACAATACGTTCAAATAATGTAACCGTTTCTAATATTAACGTAGATACACCAACGGGTAGATTTAAAATTGCAGTATCTTATAAAATAGGAGCAACTAAAATGTTTATAAATGGAGTATCAGTTGGAACTGCCGGTTTATCTGAAATTCCTATTATAAATAGATTGTTTTTAGGATGCTCTTCTACATTAGGTGTAGAAAATGCTAATGTTAGTATAAATAATTTTTTAACGGTAAAAACTGCCTTAACTGATACAGAATGTATAAACTTAACAACATTATGATATTTAAACTAAACTACCCCGACAAACAAACAGCAATAGCTGATTTAATAGATAAAAAAATAATTGATGAAGATTTCAACTATTTAAAAGGCACTCACGCAGTAGTGGAAATAGGCAAAATAGTAAGTATACCTGCCACATTTGACGATGATGGCGAGTTGCTTACGGAGCCTATTTACGACGACGGTTATGCTTATGATGTGATGAGTGATGAAAAAGTGGATTTTGGACTTTATAGAATTTTCCCTAACAACCCAGCGCACGGATTCGCTGGTTTATAATAATTAAAATGAACGCAAAAAACATAGAAGTATTAGCAGTAAACGGGACAATTTTTGGACTATCTTTTACAAGTATTGAAAGCACGATGAAATTATTGCTTTTAGCACTTTCAATAATTTACACAACAATAATGATTTATAAACTTTTAACAAAAAAGAAAGATGAAAATAAGTAAACATTTAACTTTAGAAGAATGCACAAGGTCTGAGACTGCCGATAGATTAGGAATAGTAAACAACAACCCGAACCAGTCTATTATTGAAAATATGCAACTATTAGCTGAAAAGGTATTTGAGCCTATTCGGGAGCATTTTAAGACACCAATTTATGTAAGTAGTATGTATAGAGGGTTGAACTTAAATCAAGCCATAAAAGGCAGTATTACAAGTCAGCATTGTTCAGGCCAGGCAATGGATATTGATATGGATTCAAAAGGCAAACCAACGAATAAAGAAGTATTTGACTACATTAGAAAGAATTTAGAATTTGATCAGCTGATTAATGAATTTGACTGCAGTTGGATTCACGTATCTTATGTGAAAGGTAAAAACAGAAAGCAAATATTAAAAGCAAAAAAAATAAACGGAAGAACAACTTATGAAACTATTAAATAAAACATTAGATATGCCAAACTTAAACAACATCCCGGAACCGATTAAAAATGTATTAGACGCAGCAGCAACTGAATACTCACAAAGCGAAGCAACCACAAACGCTGGCAAGTGGTTAAGATTCATTTGTAGATTTATAAAACCAAGCACAATTATAAAAATGTTTGCTCACAAGATTAGTAGATAGGCTTTTTAATTGATTTAAGACGATATAATGAACTTTTGGTATATTGATATAGTTTATATTTTATCGTTTGTTAAACAGCCTTTAAATGCTTTTCTAATTATTTTTAAAAATAAATTAAAAAAAGTATTAAATATTAAAAAATAGTTTTTATATTTGTAATTCAATTAGGCCTGATACCTATTGAGACATATGGGTTGCCTTTTTGATTTGCCTTTTATGACCAAAAACAACCCTTAACAAAGATTCAGGCCCTTTGATTAAGGGTTTTTTGTTTCCTAAAAACAATCGAAGTAAGCATTTAAGGGGAAAATTACAACAATTTAACTTACTTCTAAAGCACTAAAATGGGCTTCTAATGGTGCAACTGTAACGAAACTGCGACGGTCTAACTAAGTAGAATTCAAAACAGAAGAAAAAGGAATGATTGAAAAATTATCATTTCTGGATTGACGTGAAATCAGTCATTCCCTTAGGCTTCCTCTGTTTACTCACCAGCTTTAATCTTCAAAGTAGTATATAATTAAATAATTAATTAAATAAATAGTTAGTATATTAAATTAATTTATATATTTGTAAAAGAATTGTGCATAATTCAAACAACTAAAAAACATTAATAGCCTTTTAGCGTTAGTAGGGATGCACCCCGAAAGCGTTAAAAGGCTTTTTATTTAAAAAAAATATGATACAAATTAAAGAAGAATTTAAAAAATTAATTCCAGCGTTGACTGCTGAAGAATTTAAACAACTTGAACAAAATTGTTTAGATGAGGGTATTCGTGAAAAAATTATAACTTGGAATGGGTTTATAATTGATGGTCACAACCGTTACGAAATTGCAACACGTTGGGGTTTAGAATATGAAACCGAAAGCAAAAAGTTTGATAATGAAAACGATGTTAGAGAATGGATGATAAACAACCAGTTTGGCAGAAGAAATTTAAGCAACTATCAAAGAAGTGTTTTAGCGTTGGAATTAGAAAGTGTATTTAAAGAAAAAGCAAAAGAACAACAAATTAGAAAGCCTGAATCTGTTTTGCCAACATTGGCAGAACAAAAACCAATAGATACACGCAAAGAAATATCACAAATTGCAAATGTTTCGCACGGTACTTTAGATAAAGTAAAAGTAATACAAGCTACTGCAACAGCTGAAGTAAAAGAAAAATTAAGCACTGGCGAAATAAGCATAAACCAAGCGTACCAAGAAATAAAAAAAGAAGAAAAGAAAGCAGAGCGAATAGAATTAATTGAGCAACAAATTGAAGATATTGAGCAAGGTTTGCTTCCAGAGTTAAAAGGTTTGTTTGATGTTATTTCAGTTGATCCACCTTGGCCATATGAAGGAGAAGGTAAAAATATCACTTCATTTGATTCAGTTGGTAGAAGAGTTGCAAATCCATATCCAGAAATGAATATTGAACAAATAAAAAAAATTGATTTACCATTAATGAATGATGGAGTTATTTTACTTTGGACTACGCATAGATTTTTACCAGATGCATTTGAAATATTAAAAGAATGGAATTTAGATTATAAAGCTACTTTAGTTTGGAATAAAGAAAAAATTGGAATGGGTGCTTGGTTTAGAATGCAATGCGAATTTTGTTTAGTTGGAGTAAAAGGCAAACCATATTGGAATAATACAACTTTTAGAGATATTTTAAACGAACCTAGAAGAGAACATTCAAGAAAACCAGATTCATTTTTTGAAATGATTGAAAAAATAACTTTAGGAAGAAGATTAGAATATTTTAGCAGAGAAAAAAGAAATGGATGGGAAGGTTTTGGAAATGATATTAATAAATTTTAGCTATGAGTTTTGAAATTAAATTACAAAAAGGAGATTTAGGAGAAAAAATAATTACTGAATATTTAGAAAAAAAGGGCTGGATAGTTTACCGGCCTTTTACCAAAGATAAAGCACATTATTTTGATATGCTTTGCACTTTAAATAAAGAAAAAGTAATTGCTATTGATGTAAAAACAAAAGCTAGACTAAACAAATGGAATGCACAAGGAATTAACATTAAAACATATAATGAATATATTAATTTTGTAAAAACAACATCTGTAAATTTTTATTTAATTTTTGTAGACGATAAAACAGGCGAAGTTCATTTAGCTGATCTAATGAAATTAAAAGACCCAATATATCCAAATGAAAAAATTATAGCTTGGCCTGTAAAAAATATGAAATACTTATTTACAATATCAGAAAATCAAATTAAAGAATTAACTAAACTTGATCAAAGAAATTATATATTTAATCCAACTAAAACACAATGAGCAAAAAGAAAAAAATATCAAATAAATTATAATTATCTTGTTTATTAAAAATTTTATTATATCTTTGTCAAAATTAATCACTAAAAATTATGGGTATTTATAAAAGAACAAAGACACCAGAAGAGCACGCAGCTTATATGCGAGAATACAGATCTAATAACAAAGAAAAGATAAAAGCTATTAATGCTAAATGGTGGGAGAACAACAAAGACTTTTTAAAACTAAAAAAATCATTATGAAAGAAGAACCTAAACAAGAAACACGCAAAGAAGCTATTGAAAAATACGGTGAGGAATGGAACTACTTTCAACACGCTGATAATGCTTTTGAAGATGGTATTGAATGGTTAGAAAAGCAACTATGCAACTCCGAAATTATACAAAGAATCAGAGCAACAAAATCAGATGCAGAGGCACGACGAATTATAAAATCAATTTAATATGGAAACAAATTATGAATACATTTTATCTTTATACGACTTTTACAGCCACATCGACTTTAATACTCTTTCAAAATTAGAAATCAAAGAGAAAGCTAAAACTGGAGATGGAATTAATATTTTCGCTCTTTCGAATCTAATGCACAAATCAAACAAAGAAACAGGCGAAAATCTAACAGACAAACAAAAAAATTATATCACTAAAATAATTAACTTTTATAAAAATGAGTAAAAAGAAAAACACCGAAATACACAAGCTATATTGTTTAAGTCAACTACTATTAGAAAGCTTGGATGTCCTTAAACCAACATCAACTAAAATGGTAAAGTTCAAAGCCGATTTAATAGGTTTATGTGAACAAATGAACAACGACGTGGCAGATACTTACACCGTTCAAAAAAGCACTTATTTCCACGATATGACTAAAAAAATTGACACGATAGTTAGACACGAATTTAACGATAAAATGTAATTATGAATCCATACGAACCAATATTAAAAGAAATAGCATCTGGACTTTTAGAAAGATCTGAAATTAAACCAAACTTTTCTAACGATGCTTTGCTTGATGCTACTTTAATTTTTCAAACAGTTTTATTCGACAAAGTACACGATTTGCAAGTTGATGAAAATATGAAACTAAAATATGGATTAGAAATGGCGGAAAGTTTAGGTAATGAATTAAGAAAATTAATTAAAATATATACGGGATTAGACACACACGATTTAGTAAATAATTACGGAAAATGAAACAAACTAAAAAACAAAGCATAATTGAAAGCATTACTCAAACAGTAATTGGATTATTAACTTCATTTTTAATTCAGCTGATAATATATCCAATCCTAAACATACCAGTAACATTTTCACAAAATTTAATAATTACTTTTGTATTTTTTTTAGCAAGTATTTTAAGAGGGTATGTAATTAGACGATTTTTTAATAATAAATTAAAATGTGATGAAAAAATATAAAATATTAAACCTTTATGCTTGTTTAGGTGGCAATCGTTACAAATGGGATGAAGTGGCAAATATTGAAGTTACAGCCGTAGAACTTGACCCGGAAGCTGCAAGATTATACCGGGAACGCTTCCCTAACGATATAGTTATAGTTGCTGATGCACACCAATATTTATTAGACCATTATAAAGAGTTTGATTTTATTTGGAGTTCGCCACCTTGTCCGAGTCACACAAGATTAAATATTAGTCAAAAAAATAGAGAATGTTGGAAACCTAAATATCCATCTATGATTTTATATGAGGAAATATTATTTTTACAAAACTTTTACAATGGTAAATTTGTAGTGGAAAATGTTATACCATATTATGAACCATTAATACAAGCACAAAAAAGAGGTAGGCATTTATACTGGACAAACTTTAATTTGCCGAATGATTTAAAAGAGAGAAAAACAATTGGAATAAGTACAGCAAAAGAAGAAGTTAATAAACTTTGTGAATTTCACGATTATGATTTTAGAAAATACAAAGGAAAACAATCGGTTACTAAAATGGCACGAAATTTAGTAGATTATGAAGCTGGTAAAACTATTTTAGAAACTGCTTTAGGAATTATAGTTAAATCAAACACTAAACAAACTGAATTATTTTAATATGAAACAA